AAACCTGTAGTTATTCCAGAGGGTAGATTCAAGGCATCTCCTGTGGATGAGGGAGCCCAGTCTGCCTTGCAGATATTTGAAACTCAAGGACGAGCTGGTGTACGGGCTTTGAGTGATCGTGAGCTGGGTGAAAGATCGCTTAGGTCCGATATAGAAGGTGAATTAGCGGAGGCTCGGGCCGGGGGCGAATACTCTGGTTGGTTTCCTTATAAGGGTCGTGAACTTACCCAGGAACAGTTAGATATAGCAGATAGATTTGGGTTTGAGGCGGTAGATAATCCCCTTGGACCCTTTATAGATCCGGAGATTGGCCGTCGTATGGCAGGCAAGTCACCCGACGAATTGACAGCGTTGTTTAAGGGGCTTGCGAAGGGCGCAGATGACCTGTCTCCCAGTGATCGAAAAGCGCCATTCTTTTATGGCCCTGACTTTGAGACCCACTTTCGGAAAACATACGGAGCTGGTGTACCAGTCCCCACCACCGCACGGGCTGCTGATGTACCTGAAGGAGTCTTACCCACCGATGTTACGCAGGCTGTTGGTGGGGCTCCGGCTGTTCAGGAGGCGGTGCGGAAGGCATATACATTTCGGGAGGTTGACGAACCCGGATTCTTCTCGCGATTTCTAGATTTGATACCCGGTATAAAGCAGACACAGCGGTATATTCGCCCGGGCGCTGCCGAGACTCCAGTTAATATACAGACTTCGTATGTGGCTTCGAGGAGTGAGGAAGCCCTTTTCTCTGCCAAGACGATTTCTCCACGACAACAGATATTTGATGAAGCTGACCGGTTGTTTGGTCCTGGGGCAGTTGATGATGTGAAAACCAACGTGCGTTTTATCGGCACGGCCAATGAGTCAAGAACGATTGACGGTACTCTGTTCGACGTAGCCCAGCGTCCCCATTTATACGATCTGTCGGCTGAGCAGAGGGCGTTCCTAACCAACGTGTGGCAGCCGCATAACTCCAAGTTCATGAAGGAACTTATAGAATCGTATGGCGCAAATCTGAGAGAGTACCCGGCTCCTCCGGGCGGGGTGTTCTTATCGAACGTAGACATAGCTGATGATGTTCTAGAGGCCCTTGGCACTTCGGAGTCTGGTGCGGCGATGATAGGCAGAGGCAAGGCCCGTTCATTTAAAACTGCGGCAGATCGGATGGCATATGTTCCTAGAGCTGGGCGGGTTCTACCTCTTGACGCCAAGGATAAGGTAGGTTCTAAGTTCAAGCCCTTGACCAACATCCGCAAATTGCAGACCTCGATGGACGACTGGAAGGCTAGGATTGCGGGTAAAGAGGTGTTCAAGCAGGGGTCGGGCGGGCTAACGCGCGTGCAGGCCGTGGACCTAAAACATCCCAATCTCCGTAAGTCTAAGGATGATCTTGCTAGGAGAATACGGAATCTTAGAGCAAGAATCAATACTGCTGTTACGCAGGAAAGAGGGCTAACTGCTGGGGCACGTCAGGCTGGGACACAGGCAAAGCAGGCGGAACGTCGGGCTCAACCCATGCTGAAAAGTATGGAGGAGCTTGATGCAAATAATCCTGAATTTGGGGCTGAGTTCGCTTTCCTGTCAGGGAAGGCCAACGAGTTGCTGCGTGTGGCTGCCCAGGCAGAGACTCGAGGACTGAATCTTGGGTTGCGTGCGGGGGCTCGTAGAGGCAAGGCCGAAACGATGGCAACAGAGATGTCCCAGCTAATGCCCATGCTCTGGAAGCTGCGGCAACAGTATGCTGCGGCTAACCTCCCCGGACTCCAGCTCGTGCAGAAATCCTTGTTCCGCTACTATCCGTCAGCCGAGGCCAAGGCGGTAAAAGAGTTGCAGAGTATTTCCACCAGTAGCTTGGTTAGGATAGCGGATGAGTGGCGCGGAACCGCTTTTGCCGGAGACCTTTCTCCGATTGCAGGTATCCAAATGCCGATTGGGTTTCTTTTCAACTCCAAGCTGGGCATACAGAGGCTTGTGGGCGCAGGCAGGGCAACTGCACGGAGCAAAGATCTTATGCACGTCTTCAGGACAAGGACTTTGGCTGACGATGTGGCCAGCGATCCTGTTGGCTGGCAGGAGTTTGCATTCTGGTCCGGCATCCCCATACGCAGCGGCACCCCACGCGAGTTCTCGGGCGGACTGCTGCGGTTCATACCAGGATTCACCAGGGGCAATGAGGCCATGTACCGTTTGGTGATGCGACAGTCCAAGGCATTATATGATAAACAGATATCCATCTTGGCGAAGCAGGGCGTTACCGGGGATTCGGCGAAGTTGGCGGCGGCAGACATCTCCACGATGGTGTACCCGATATGGAGCCCTGCCAGAATTGGGCTCTCGCCCGCTCGGGCGGCTGCGCTCCGAGCCCTTCCGATCTCCGTGTCGTTTATTACGAGGCCAGCGGCCTTTATGGCTAAGGCTTCCACGGGCTTTGTTAAGTTGCCGGCAGGGCTGCCACTCACTCCCACCGAAAAACTGGCCGTCCGCCTTGCCGTAGTAGTGGCCGCGACGACCATGTCTATGTCTATCAGTAGCTCGGTGATCTCGGCGCTGGCGCGGGGCAGAGACCCGTGGGATGCGACCTTAGATGTGATTGATCCCAGGTCGGCCAAGTTTGCGGCTGTGGTGATCGGGAGTCGCTACATTCCTCTTGGTGGGCCGTTTAGGAGCATGATAAAGATGATCGTGCCCCGTGAGGTGGATTGGGCGCCGTTCCCTGTGCCGTTTGCCAACGTGGGCAACTTCGTGAAGAATCGTATCAACCCCGCTTTGAAAACACAGTTGGAGCTAATCGCGAACAAGGACTTCTACGGCAACAAAATCCACAAGGGGAGTATGCCGGAGGCAGTTTTGCGGTCATTGTTATATGAGATAGAGGGACTCGCTCCTCTGACTTTCGGTACAGCCATAGGGGGCGCACGCAGGGGCTTACCCGGCGAGGAAATTGCCGAGGAGTCGGCGGCACAATTCATGGGTAGCAACATTGGCATTGAGAGTCCCGGTGAGCAAAAGGCAGCCGTGGGAGCAGAGCTGGCAAGGGCAGCGCTGCCTGAAGGCGTAGGGGGCACATACAAAGAGATCGCAGATAGCGAGGGATATACATTCCCCACTACAGGCCCGTTGGCGATATCCCCGTCCGAACTTGCTGAATCTCCTCGGGAATACTGGCAGTTTAGTAGGGGTATGAGAAATAAGATAGAGGCTGATCCCCGGTTTGCCGATCTTTCCCGCAGGACGAGAGAGGCTACGAAACGGTATAATCCGCGCCTTGCTGAGTATTATGAAGGCCAGGATATGGAATGGGAGAGAGTGTTTGGAGAAAAAGGTGAATTAGCGAGGCTGGCAACTCTGTCCGAATCGAAAGACTCTGAGCATCCAATGGCATGGTACAGGTTAAGAGCTAAGATAATTCTCCGTGATTTCTACAGAGACAGGGAACGAGATAGGGAAAGCGCCGAAAGGAGAGATCTGTTTAGAGAGCAGGACCCTGACGGACCGTTCAGAAAGGCTGAGGATATATACGTGCGATTGCTCTTTGTAGACGACGAGGAGTTGGTGAAGGCGCTCTTCCCTGACAGAGAGTATATGCCACTTGAAGATGAATTGTTGGGATTCAACTGGGATGAGTACCAAGATAGGAAGAAGTACCTTGAGGACACCTACGGCGCAAAACTTGTTAGCGACATGAAGGAATCTTCAAGGGCCAAGCTCCCAGAGGTCGAACTCCAACGTAGGAAAGACTCAGATTATATAGCTGGCACCGGCTACTGGGACGTGGACAAAACCCTTGCATCCCAGTACGGGGTCAGCGCTGAACTGGAAGAGTACAAACGACTGGACAGGACCAAGAAGCCGGAGGCCAGAAAGTACCTTGCCGAGCATGAAGTGCTTCGCAAGGGGGTTAAAAACAAGGAGCGCGATGCAAAAAGGATGATGCGCCTTAGAAACCCGGAGCTGGACGAGGTTTTGGTGAGGTATGGCTATGTCCCCGCACGGGCGCAGCGGACCGGCCAAGACTTTTGGGGCGGGGTGAGGTTCCAATAGCGCATGGTGTTGTGTATGCTCACTTGACAATCGCCACATATTGTGTATAGTCTTTTACGAATTAGAGGGGGAGGGAAGAATATATGGTTACTGAGAGAATAGAAGAACCTACGATACCGACAGAGGACACCGTGGACACAGGCGTGTCTGAGGTTGAAGCACCTGTGCAGGCAGAGATTCCCGCTGACGAGGCCACAGTTCCAGAGGAGCAGCCGGCCCCGACAGAGGAGCAGGCAGCACCGGTTGCAGAAACGCCTGCCGGGACACCGCCCACAGAGACTTTACCTTTTTCCGTCAATCAGAAAGCGTTTTCCCCACAGCCTGCACAGATGACCCCGGAGCAGATAGCCAAGGCGCAGCAGGATGCCATACAGTATGAGCAGGTACAGGCAAAGGCTGCGTTGCAGAACCAGTCTGACATGTACAAGAGGCAGCTTGAGGCACAGGGATTCCTGCCGGAACACGCAGACCAGGCAGCCAATGCGTACATGCAGAGCCAGCAACAGCAGCAGACGCTGATGAAGCAGGCAGAGGCATACGGGCAGCACATACAGGGGAAACAGGTGGCGGCGGAGCATTTTGTCAAGAAATATAATTTGGGGATAGATGACCTTACCGCATTGAGGGCGCATGAAGATCCTGCGTCTATGGAAAATGCGGCTAAGACGTTGTCCCAGAACAGACAGCGGGACGCAGAGCTTGCGGCTTTGAAGCAGGCGCGTGTGCCCCCACAGAATTTGGATAACAGCCAGGGTAGTCCTGAAGTGGCTGCTGACGAGGGTGGCTGGCTGGACAGATACAATGCTGGAGACAGGTCATCCAATGCGGTGACCGCGGCCAGAAAAGCGGCAGGACTACAGTAATTTAGTTAGGAGGAAATACAATGGCGCAGACAGCGACAACGGGTAATTTGGAAAATGCCCAGAAGATAATTTTAGCGGCGAGTCGGTTTACCGAGGAGCACAATGCTCCGGCTCTTGCTTTGGTAGAGCAGTTCAGCCTTCCGAAAGGATCGAAGCAGGTCACCGTTCCCAAGGTGGGACAGATGTCCATGAGCGATCTTACCGACGGGCAGGACATAATTGACGAGGAAGATATCGGCATGACCACTGTTGACCTCACGGCAAGTGAGGTTGGCGCAAAGGTCATTCTTACCGACAAGCTGGTACGGCAGGCGGCTGATAATGTATTCAGCATGATAGGGCGCCAGCTTGGTGACGGCATGGCCAGGAAGAAGGACACGGATGTTATTGCTCTGTGGCCTAACCTCAATGGTGGCACGGTATTTGGTGCGGATGGCGCAGCAATGAATACGGCGAATACGCATGGATGCATTTCTCGTGCCAAGGCAAACAAGTTTGGGAACCAACTGTATCTCATTCACCACCCTAACGCAGTCGCAACACTTTCAAAGCAAGCTGCTACAACTGCTGATACAGCAGCAGCGGCAGGGCTCTCCAGCGGATGGAGTGTAGACTTACTACAGAATTTCTATAGTGGGTTAAGGCCAATCAATAATGTTCCTATATTTGAAGACGGGAACATTGATAAGGTAAGCGGCGTTGACTCAGGATATGGCGTTATTGCTGATAAGACAGCAATGGCTGCTCTTACCAGCGTTGATACTCGAACTGAGAAACAGAGGGATGCTTCTCTACGAGCCACCGAACTTGTCATGACTGCTGACTACGGAGTTTTTGAGTTAGATGACAGCCGTGGCGCAGCGATACAGTTTGAGATTGGCGACCTTGCAACTTCATAAGTGGGGAGTAATTAATGGTAGGGATAACTGAGCGCAATCAACAGAAGCTGGAACTTGCCAATGCAGGATTCTCGCTAAAGTACATAGATGAGTGGCAGCCTAAGACTACACTTTACCGCCACAAGCCTAGTTACTATGCAACAGGCGAAGTGTCAGAAGGTGTTGGCACTATGGTAAAGGGGGTTCCAGGTAGCCCAGACTATGTGTTGCGTAAGTCCAAAATAGGACTGTTCCCGTGGGTTCCCGATGATGGTTGTGAGTGCCAGTGGTGCGTAGAGCGTATGGCAGGGAATGCAAAGGCAGAACCCGTGGGGGAAACTCCCGGTGCCGAGAGCAATCCTGCCGTGGAGATTAAGTGCGCGGCATGTGACTATAAAGCTAGTGGCGGTTCCAAAGTGAGTGCAATGTCAAGATTAAAGGTTCACGCAGAGACGCACTAGCATTTAGTATCCGGGGTGGCTGTAACGATAGGCCGAGGCCACTTCGGATAGTATAATATCGGCTTATCGCAGGACATCGAGCCTGCTCAAATAAAAGACCTTTAAGGAGGTTTAAAATGGCGTTTCCACTAACGGTGAATTTATCTTATGGAATGGAAAAACAGGAAACTTCTGATCAGAGGCATGTGCTTGGAACTAGAGCAACTACTCCTGACGGTAGAGTTTTCTACTATGCTGAAGAAAATGGTACTGGTATTGCTCGTGGCGGTAACGTAGTAAATGGAATAGCTGCTGTTGGAGCAGATGATATGGACTTGGTAGCGGCTGCGGCATCCGCAGGGGCAACCTCATTTACTACCACTACTTCTCTTACTGTAACTAAAGACCAATACAAAGACGCATATGTGTATATGAATGACGGTCCTGCCGAGGGTGAGATATACAGGATTAAGTCCAACACCGCTGTGTCTAGTGCAGCAGGACTCTCGATTACTATTGACGAGCCAGATGGACTTGTAACAGCATTAACTACGGCCACTAGGTTTGGAATAATGTATAGCCCTTACAAGGACATACATATTGTTGACGGCAACGGTACTCCAACTACAGGAGTTGTTGGTGTAACCACTGCTCCTGTAACAGCAGATTACTTTTGCTGGATACAGACCTCTGGACCTGCCGCTGTCCTTATGGGCGCACAGGTTGCTATAGTTGGTGATGGTATAGCTATCTCACAGCAAGACGAGGATGGCACAGTAGAGCGAACTGACTACTCGGATGAATCAGACCTAGTTAATCTTGGTCATGCTATGGGTATACCAGCCGTAGCTACTGACTATCAATGGGTAATGCTGAACATTAGGGCTTAAATGGCTACTGAACTTTGGACTCC